TAACGTGCGTGTGTATCAATAGTGCGAATTTAAACAACTGAAGCATGAATCAAGATCAAAAAATAATTGAAATACTGCACGACTTTGAAACCTTCAAGTTGTCAGAAAAAGAACAAGGCGTATATGCCCACACTATCAGCTACAAACCGTATTTAGAGCGAATCAAAGCATTATTGATACATGATGTTATCAATTGCGATCCCGTATTACATAATGCAGCTGTTAAATTCTCTTATAAGTGTGGTAAGTGCGGAAGGTCTGAAATAATTCACGTGAGTGATTGATAACGGATTACGGCTATGAGGCGTTGCCGTATAAATGCATTGAAATTTTAAATGTAAATAAATGAAAAATAGAGAACCTTGGAACTTTTGTGAAACACCAAAAGAAAAATGCACAATGAATTACTGTGACGAAAATGGATGCCAAAACCGTAAAAGAAACTACGTACAAGGCAATGACCTTATAGCCGATATTGTGGGTACGTTGTGCGATGTATGCGGAAGCGATGATATTATAGAAGCGTCTTCAATGGGTAGAAACTGCAATAGTTGTAATCCAATTTAGCACAATGCACTTGCATTTCTAATTTTTTAAGACTACATTCGTCTTGTAGTCTTCTCATATTTTTGTGTTTTTCTGAAAGTGAGAGAGGTGTTCGTTCTGAGCGCCTCTTTTTTTTATGCCTTTCAATCAAATTAATATTCCATTAGCACTATAAGCCATGCCATGCCGTATTATTGCATTGTATGGCCAATACAAACGCTGGTTTATTCCAGATTATCCGTAACTCCTTGTGGAATCCTTCACACGAAAAACGTAGCTTAACCGCAGACCACTATCGTGCACCTGACTTTCCGCAGTACTCCGAATCTGGAGAATACGTCACCGAGTCCAAAGGCTCACGTATTTCAACGGTATTTAATTGCATCAACCTAATAGCGCAAGATGTCGCGCAAACTCCGTATAACGTTTACAAAGACGCGGACCAAGGGCGCACCATCCAGAAGCAGAGCTCAACCAACTACCTAATCAACGACAGGCCAAACGATTACATGACATCTTATGCGTGGACATACGCAATGGTGTACAGTTACCTAGTTTATGGCAGTGGCTATTCTTACATCATGCGAGATGGTAATTTCCAGCCTACCGCATTACTACCGCTTAACCCTTCAGCCGTTTCGCTTAACTTATCCGGTGGGCAAGTATTCGCTACCGTGGATGGAATGGGCAAGGTGCCATACTATGATATTCTACATTACAAGCTATTTACTCACGATGGGTTAAATGGTGTTAGTCCTATCATGCACAATGCGGAGCTCATAGGCAAGCGACTAAAAGAACAAAAGTACTCAGCCAGAACAATGGGTGCAAAGCCTCCTGGGTATCTAAGTGCTGACACCGTAACCGACAAGCAAAAGAAATATATAGCCGACCAATGGAAGGCATCAGTCCATGGTGACGAGGTAAACGGAACGCCATTTTTAACGGGTGATGTCAGGTACAACCCGTTAAGCCTTTCAGCCGATCAGATACAATTCATTGAGAGTACGATCCAGACTAACAAAGAAATCTATGGTATGTTTCGGGTCCAGCCTACAATGGTGTCAAACTTTGATGAAGGTGTAAAAGCTAATGCAGAACAGCAAGCGATAAACCATGTGAAGTTTACGCTAATGCCTCATTTCACAATGATTGAGGACGAGGTAAACTGCAAGCTATTCAGTGAGGCTAACAAAAGAAACAGGATAGATCCATTATACACATGGCATAACGCGGATGTTTTCTTGCGTGGTGACATGGAAACTAGATATGGTGTATATCATAATATGTTGTTAGATGGTGTCTTTAACGCAAACGATGTACTAGCAATGGAGAACATGCCAAAACAGCCTGACGGGTTAGGTGATAAATATTACATGCAGGGCGCGATGGTTGAAAAAGGAAAAGAAATTAATGATGAACAAGGAAACGAGGATATTTAATAGCGATATAGAAGTACGCATGGAAGGCGAACAGGCAACGGTTCGAGGGTATGCGGCTGTATTTAATTCAGAGTCTAACGACTTGGGCGGGTTTACTGAAGTGATAGAAAACGGAGCATTTGACAACGTGTTAGGTGACGATGTACGGGCGCTAATCGACCATGAAAGCAGGTATGTACTAGGCCGAACCACTAGCGGAACACTACGAATAGGGCAGGACGAGCGCGGCTTATGGTACGAGTACGACAGCCCAAACACAACATACGCAAAGGATTTGATTGAATCCATGCAGCGTGGAGATATAAACCAATCCTCTTTCGGGTTTACGCTTAATAAAGGCGGTGACAAGTGGGAAAAGAGAGACGGCAAAACATATAGAACAATTCAGCCTGGCGGTTTCAAACGCCTTTTTGATGTTTCACCGGTTACTTATCCAGCGTACCCAGATACGGCTGTTGCTGTGCGGTCAATGGATCAACTAACTAAAGAAAATTCAGCAATGATCGAAGCTGACAAAACGGAAAGAGATCAAGTTATACGAAGTTTTGAAATTAAATACTAAATAGATGTCAAGAGTAAAAGGACTGCAAGAGCAAATTGCAGAAAAAAGAAAGGCTCTTATCGCAATAGATGAGGTCTGTGAAAATGAAAGTCGAGCCAGAACGCCTGACGAAAAAGAAGAGTTTAGAAAATTAAAGGACTCTATTGAGGATCTTAATTCTGAGCTAGTCGATGCTAAAGATGCTGAAGAGTTGCGAAAGGCTGCTGCTGATGAGGATAAGGAAGCGCGAAAAGTTGCAAACCAAACGGCAAGCACTTGGGTAGGTTCTTCTGAGAAGAAAGAGCATTTGAAGAATGAGCAGAAGCTATCTGGCAAAGAGATGATTCACTCATTGATGGAAGGTAGAAGCCTAACAGGTCTACTTGCTGAAATGGATCAGGAAGCACGAAAAGAGGCCGCACAGTTTGGCGGTTCGTTCCGTGATGGTTCTGTTAATATTCCTTCAAGTATGATTGAAGCGGTTTATGAGCAAAGATCTACGGTAAGCCAAACTAGCTCAGCTATTAAGCCTACGGTTGTTGGTGCTTACGTTGACCAGTTGAGAGAATCAGCGGTTTACGAAAAGGTCGGTGTTTCTCAGTTGATGGGCTTAACGGCTGATTACAAGATTCCTGCCGTTGGTGCAAACAACGTAGCATGGGCAAGTGCTGAAAACTCCGCTGCTGCTGATATTGGTGCTCAGTTTACAAGTGATACATTGACTCCATTTAGAGTTACTGGATACGTGCCTTTGTCAAACAGAATCCTTCTGCAAAATGGTGAGGCTGCTTATGCTTCTATCTTTAAGGATTTAGGACGTTCAACCGCTAACTTGATTAGCACTGCAATGTTTGCTAGTGCAAACGTTACTAACGCTCCTGGTTGTATTCCTTTGAAGTCTGGTGTTGGTACGTTTACTGAGGCTGGAACTTATGCGGCTAATGTTTCTATTCTATCTGACTTTATCAAGGCAGAGCAAACACTAGCTGATGCTGAAGGACTGCAAGGTAGTTTAGCTTATGTTTCTGCTACTAACTTAATGCCAGACATTAAGCAATCAGCGCAAGTATCGGCGGTTCTTCCTTCTTTTGGAGGCGGTGCAATACCTACAATGGGATTAGCTAATGCAAATGGTTATCCAACTGTGTTTACTGCTTCAGCTACCAAAACTGGCGGTACAAGTGGTGACTTCCTATTTGGTGATATGTCACAAATCAAACTAGGTTGGTTTGGTGGTCTTTCGATCACAAGAGACACTATCAGCGGATTGAAAAACGATGAAGTACATATCGTACTACATAGATACGTTGATTGGGGCGTTGTTAGAGGCGCTGCTTTTGTTAAAGGAACATCTTTGAAACCTTAATTTAAACGGGGAGGGTAACACCTCCCCTTTATTAACATGGAAGAAAAAACTAATTTAGAATTGCAGATAATGTGTCAGCAGAACGAGCTCTCCAATAGAGGTGGAAAGCCGGAGTTAATTGCTAGACTCAAAAAAGCAGGTGTAACCGAATTGAAAACGGAAAAGCCAGAAGTGAAAAGCGAGAAAAGAGCTAGACCAAGTAAATAATGAAGATAGTATTGACAACCGATTATGCAACCACTGACTTAGTTTCTTTAGCATCCGCTAAGAGTACTTTGCGTGTGGGCGCTACTTATGATGATGCGAATATCACAACTATGCTAACAGCCGCAAGGCAGTTGGTAGAAGCACAGTCTAATCGGTCAATACTCAATCAGGTTTGGACAATAAAACTTGATTATTTTCCAACAGAAATATACCTGCCTAATGGCCGCATTCAATCGGTTGCTTCTGTCAAGTACATAGACACCGCAGGAGCGCAGCAAACGCTAGTAGATGGCACAGATTACACCGCCACTACTGGTTATGATGACGGGCGTATTGTAGCCGTTGAGTCATGGCCTAGTGATGTAAACACAGAACAAAATAACGTTGTAGAGATCATTTACACAGCGGGTTACGGTGCTGCCGCAAGCGAAGAAACAAGTTGGGCAGAAACGGCAATAGCCCTTAAACTATCCGCGATATACTACAACATGGAAAAGAGTCCTGCTTTTAACCATGTGATAGGTTTAAATACTCATTATTCACTAGCATATATAAAAAATGGAGAGCGTCAATCCATATTTATTTGATCGGTCATTGCAGTTGCAGAGTGTAACTCGCACGGTAGCCGGTGACGTTGAAGAAACGTGGGCAGATCAGGAGCTTGATATTCGCGCACAGCTAATATTTGCCGGTGGTAAAGACGATGATGAAGGCGGGCAGCCGCTAAACATTGACCGTAGAAAATACAAGATAATGGAGTCAGGGCGCAGCATAGACCCTGATAAGACAAGACTAAGAGAAACGGGTACTACAAACTGGTACCAAGTTACGGGTGTCACACCGTGGAAAGGCTCAAAGTTTATTAGTGTGGTTGAATGTGTTTATAGAAGTGATAGCTAATGAGCGCAATGAGTATCATACGGCAGCGGTTAAGCGATCAGTCAATAGATCACGGCATATACTACGAAATGGCCGAAGATGGGCAGAACCGTCCTTTTATCGTGCTTATGGAAGATTCCATGGAGCCACACAACACACACAACACCGCTAGCAAGCTAGACAGGGTAACGTGTAGGGTTCTGGTCTTTGGTGATAGATACGAAACGTCAGGAGCTAGTGTAGGCGCTAAGACTTTAGCTGATGCCGCTAGGAATGCACTTGATAGGTACGTGGTCAATGATACGGTTGAGGTTTACTTTCAGAATGAGCAAACGGACAGCATAATAAATAGTGGAAACAAAAGAGCGTATCTGGTAGAGCAAACTTATGATGTTTGGGTTTATCGAATATAACAAATAGGAATATTTTACTATGAAAGTACAATTTATCAAAGAATATACAGATGATAGAGGTAGGTTTTTTCCAGAAGGAAAGCATACCCATTTATCACAAGAATTTGCGGAAAAAGTCATCAAAGGCAAGTACGCAAAGCCAGCGGACGGTTTTAGTATCTCGGAAGAGCTAATATCTAAGATGGAAGAAATAGGAGTAGAAATTAAATAAACAAAATATATCATGGCAATTAAATCAGGGACAACCCTCTTGCTCAAAAATAACAGCGTACTAGTAGAAGACATGGTGGACGTTAGTTTATCAATAAGCAAGCAAACAATAGATGTTACAAGTAAAGACTCGGCCTACTGGCGAGCTATTTTGGCTGGTACTCGATCCGCTACAATTTCGGCAAATGCATTTGTAGATCACGGCGCGACTGAGGGCTTTGATGAGATACTAGCGGATTTTAACGCTAATACTGATGTTACTTTCGATATTTCAACGGATGTATCGGGCGATGCTACGATCAGCGGATCGGGTATCATCACGAGTATAGATAAAACGGGCGCACTAGATGATGCGACTCGTTATTCTTTTACAATAGAAGTTAACGGAGCACCTACAATTGCAGTAGTATCATAATTATGAAAAAAAGCGACCTTAAATTCAACATAGCTGCCCTCAGAGAGTTCAAAGAGCTTTCTGGGGTTAGCCCTTTCCAACTTACCAATGAAGAGCTTTTAGATCCTGATAATTTCGGGGCCTTGGCTTTTGTTGGGCTGAAGCATGGCAAGTATTCAGACGCTAGCGAATTGCCTACGCGTGAAGAGATAGAAGAAACCATCTCAATGAAGGACATCCCTATTTTGTGGGCTTCTTTCGCTGAGTGGTGTAATCTAAAGATAGAAGAGGAAACCGAGGAAGAAAAAAAGTAGACGGGACACCTGACACCGATCCATTGGATGAAATGGTGAAGGTCGCTCTCGGTGTTTTGGGTGTCCCTTTACTAGACTTCCTTCAATGGACGGTTAATGATTATTTTCTAGCGATTACGGGCTATCAGATCAAGCGCAAAGACCAATGGGAAATGGTTAGGATGCAGTCTTATTACTCTTTGGTCGCGATGCAAGGGAGTAAGGGTATAACGTACGATGATATAAGAGTTCCAACAGATGAAAAAGAATCTTACAAAGATAAAAAACGTGTGAAATGGCGAAAGGTAACGGCATAAGGTTAGAGGGTATAAAAGAGTTTATCAAGGTGCTTGATTCATTAGACGCTGATCTTAAAAGAAAAGGAGATACCGCCGCACTAAGAAAAGCGGCTAAACCTATTCAATCCAAAGCCAAGGGCTACCTGAAATCATGGATGCGGGGATCTGATAGGGACGGGTTTAGTAAGCTGAGACTACTAGCTGAAACTGTGCGGATTGTTAATCATAAGGGTAGTGTGAATGTTCAGATTAAGAACATCGTAGATATACCGGTTAAGGGATTGAAACAGCGAAGTGCTTTTACCGCCTTTGGATGGGCTAGACTGATCGCGCAGGGCCGACAGTGGACCGCAAAAACTAGCTCATCAAGGGCTAAGTATAAGACGGGATTTACTAAGGGTAAAGGTGACTTTATCGAAATGGCGTTTCAAAAGGAAGGGTTAAGAGCCGCCGCTATTTACAAAAAGATCAGAATACCAGAAATATACAAGGCATACAATAAGGCGGTTAATAAACACATGAAGTCTATATAATATGGCAATAGATGCAAAATTAATTGTAAGGCTTATCGCTGATAATGCACAACTGACCAGAAAACTAAATCAGTCTAAGAAACAGCTGGGGGCTTTCCAATCTGTCACGGCTAAAATATCCAAGGTTATACAAACCAATTTTGCGGCAATGTTGGGCGGGGCGGCTATTGCACAGGGCGCAAGGTTTGCCATAGGCACACTAGTTGACTTTGAATTTCAGATGGATAAAGTAGCTGCCGTTTCTGGTGCTACTGCTAAAGAGGTCCAAATGCTTACAAAGAACGCCAAAGAGTTAGGCGCTCGATCTAAGTTTACCGCGACGGAGATAGGCCAGCTTCAAGAGCAACTTGCACGTCTTGGATTTGGTACTAGGCAGATCGTGAAAATGACCGATGCAGCAAGGCAGCTAGCTACGGTAGCTGATGCTGAGTTGGGACAAAGTGCTTCCTCACTTGGAAAGGTTTTAAACGCCTTTCAAATAGACGCTTCTAAATCAGCTGAAGTGGCTAATATCATGGCTGAGTCGTTTAGTAAATCGGGGCTTGATATTGAAAAATTCACCGTAGCAATGGGTAATGTCGGTGCTGTCGCTGCCTCGGTGGGTATGCCATTAGCTGAGACAACCGCAATACTTGGAAAGTTAATAGATAATGGAATTGAGGCAAGCAAGGCTGGAACGGATTTAAGGAAAATACTCCTTGAATTGTCTTCCTCTGGAATGACTATGAATGATGCTTTTAAGCAGATTCTAGGGAGCACAAACCAATTAACTACCGCACAAACTTTATTTGGCGATAGAGCCGCTGCTTCTGCTATAATATTAGCTAAACAATCAGATGCGGTCCATAAACTCACAGGCGAGTTATCTGACGCAAATAAGGAAATGACAAGGATGTCCGCGATAATGGAGGACAATCTTAAAACGGATTTTGCTATATTTCAAAGCGCTATCCAAGGTCTTATACTAAAACAAGGCGGCGGCCTAAATGATTTTTTAAGGACAGCGACGCAAGGTTTTACCGATTTGGTAACTGCTATGTCATTGGATGAGTGGACGCCGCAAGCGTGGAATGCATTACAAAAAGAGATATACTTAGCTTCACAGGGTTACGCTGATCTAATAGCAAAGCAAAGGATTTCATTATCTTTAATGGGTAATGTAGGCGGTAATAATATTCCTAGCGCTCCGAGGGTTAAGCAATTCGGCGAAGGGATAAGAGGGCCAAGATCAAATACAATCGGTGCGTCTTCATTAGCTACTGATGGCGCTATCGGTGAGTACTTTGATCCATCGGAAATTGAAAGCGGCGGGCAAAGGGCTATTGCAGCTTTTGAGACCATGATCCCAGGCTTATCAGAACAAGCCGCACTATTAGATGAGGCGATTGCTGACTTAGAAAAAGGACTAGAATACATGGGATCACTAGGACCAACGGCAACAGAGCAAGCCGCTATGATTTATGACCCTATACAAAAACTTGGCTCTGATTTATCTTTCGGGGCTCAGAGTATTGCTACTGGTTTTGCCTCTTTGGCTGATTCATTCTTTCAAGGTGGGCAAGATATAGGGCAAGCGATAACAGAAACATTTGCTACCATTATGCGGCAGATAGGTTTTAAGTTTATTGAGGCAGGTGCTTTGTTCTTTGCTAACTCATTACTAGCACAGGCCGCCACTGGTGGTATTCCAAACCCACTATCAATACAAAACGCAAAACAAGCCGCTGGCGCAATCGGAATTGGTGTAGCTTTGGGCGCAAGCGGTGGCGCACTTGGTAGGCTTTCAAAAGCCGCTGGCGGAGGATCAGGCGGTGCGGGTGGTGCTAACTTTGGCGGGTCATCCCAAAACATAAACCTAACAGGACAATTTAGGGTAAGGGGTGCGGATTTGGTAACGGTATTGGAAAGGGAGCGATCGTTAGTAGGTCGAACGGGTTAATATATGGCTTTAAATAGACTTGGTAAGTTTGTAATTCTAAATGGTACTTATTTTAGCGGGTATGATACCGGCGATGAAATAATTTGCTATTATAACGACACATTAGGCACGTTAGAGGTTTACCGAAATGGCACACTAATAACTAGCGGGCCTGTCATATCATCGTGGCACGTTAGCAATAACTATGTAACGGGTAAGGTCAGTAATTTTACTTTTTGTGACGGGTCAGACTTAATTAGTTTCACCGATGGATCAGGCGGTACCCTTCCCTGGTTTCCGTCTTTTCCGTACTTCCTAAAGCAGTCTCAAAAGAATAGCCCGTCATGCGGTATCATTATTTGTGATATTACGTTTAAGGGTAGTCCTGTAATAGTAGAGGCAACGCCGGGTCTTT